GCCTCCGAGCCACCACCTGCCGCAATCGGCTTCAGCCCCGAAGGCGTGTTATAGAACTGCTGGGTGCCACCCGGTACGCCCACGGATACGATCTGATCGGCTTTGGGAGCGGACGGATTGGTAAACAACGGCGCGCCCGTAGACTTGTTCGCCAGCACCGATCCAGGCGCCACGACGATACTATCCTGCGGGCCAAGACCCGATGCCTTCAAGATCTGATCGAACGACGCCACATGGGTGTAAGCGGCCTTCAGGCCAGAATCCACGTCATCGGGTAGCCACGACACATCACCCCCGTCCTGCGCAAGTTTCGCCTTAGCCGCCTGATACGCTGGCTGGCGCTGCTCTGGCGGAAGCTGGGAAATCTCCTGAACCTTACGGAAGATCTGCTGGTTGGCCTGCTGCAACTGCTGGGCCTTGCCCGCGTCAAGCTGAGACACATAACCTTGGTAATCCGGCAGCACACCAGGAGCCTGCGTCGCCAGGAAGTTTTGACCACCGGTACGGTCGCCCGTCGCCGCCATACCAATGGCTTTGTTGAACGCATTACGGTCGTTCTGGCTCTGCGCCTGGTTCTGAATCTGCATGGCCTGGGCGGCAAGCTGATTCTTGGCCTGTACGCCCTGGTTTATCGCGGCGAACGGGTTGGCCTGTACGATGTCGGGGAGTGCCATATCCGTTCCTTAAGCTGCTGCGAACTTACCGTAAGCCGAACCGGTGCCGTATTGGCCGTAAGCCGAGGCAAACTGATTCAACGTATTGTTGGCAATATTACCCTGATTGATCGCATTCGTCGCGGCAGCGTTACCTGCGGCGTTGGCGTTATTACCGAACGCATTCGCGTAATTCTGCCCCGCTGCACCCTGACCTGCGGCTGCTGATTGCCCCAACGACTGCTGTCCAGCGATCTTGTTGTAATAGTTGTTGTACTGCTGGGATGCCAGGCCCGAGGCGTAATTCAGGATGTCCTTGCCGTAACCCGAGGAATTCAGGTAACCGCGAGCGGCGGCGGATTTATCCAGACCTGCCAGGCCCTGATTCAACGTGAACTGATAGTCCGGCGACTGATTGAACGACGAGTAATCACCCGAGTTCAGCGCATTGATCTGGTTTGTCGCGCCAACACCCTGCTGCGCGTAAGGCTGCAAGTCCTCGCGCGTCTGGTTGTACATTTGAAGCTGCACGGCGTTGGCTGATTTGGCCGCGTTTGACTGCGATTTAGCGGCGTTAGACGACGCGTTTGCACTTATTCCGGCGCCCACAATCGCCGCGCCGCCAGCAATAGCGAGTGCCATAACTTAATCTCCTATGTACTTAGTGAAGACACGCTCAATCGCATGAAATCCCTGCGACTCAAATAGCGCCGAGTGATCGTGTGAGATTTTCGTCGCATTGATGATTTTCTTAACGCCTCGCCGCTTCAATTCACGCTCGACGTAGACGAACAGTTCCGTTCCGACACCCGACTTACGATGCTCGGGCGCGACGTAATAAATGTCATTGAAGGCGTGCAGCGTACCGTTGTAGTGGAGATGGCCCTTGATAAAACCGATCCAGTAGGCCGCAACCTTTCCCGATTCACGACCCACAGCGATGAAGAGCTCGCCGGTCGCGTCAGCCATCTCATACCGGTCATAGTCCACTTCCAGCGGGATTTTATCGCGGTTCTTCGCCAGTTCTTCCCAATGGCGCGGCCACAGTTCTTCCGCGTCAGGCGCGTATACGGACCATGGCTCGACGGCGAACGTAATCATCCCAGCACCGAACGCATCAGGGCTTCGAAGAATTCTTCGCCGTCTTCAAGATCGAAATATCCCACCGACCCCACGTTATCCTCACCCATGACCCTCACCTCGATGTCCGAATATCCACAATCATATGAATCCGATCAACAGCGGAATTGTTGATTACCGTGTGGACTTCCTTGTTGTTGAACCAATACCAGAAACCTGTCTTCATGTAGGTTTCCTCATCGCCACAACGAAACACGACACCCGGGTTGGACTGCAAAACCAGATGGAACCGCGAGTAGTAATCCGCGTGCGCTGGCGTATCGGCGTGCGGTGTGATCGACCCGCCAGGTTCCAGCTTGTTTATCATCACCCGGCCCAAACGCTCGCCACCGACGTAATGCATGAGGTTCATGACCAGCGGTCGCGCCTCAGTCAGCACCTTGTACTCAGGCCTGTCCACGTTCTCATGCTGGCGATCCGATTTCACATACTCCTGCACGTCGGTCTCAGACATCCCCGATCCGTCTTCGATAACCGGCCAGCGCAGGAAGATCGTCTTCATGCATCCGAACGGTACGCCCTGGTTGTAATCCCGAAGGAACGTGTCCTTTTCCCACAGCTCCGGTCGGCGCTTGATCGCCAGGAGCAATGGCATGATCTCGATGCCGCCTGCGATTTCCAGGAAATGGTTCATTCGAACGACCCGGAAGCACTGACAATGTCTTTTTTGACATTCGATGACACCATGATTTCATAGACCCTTTGATAGAACGAACCCAAACGAGTAAACCTCACCCTGAAACCACGGTTACTAATGTCGTTCAGCAGGATCTGCCGGTAATTCGACCACGTATAACCGTTGTCATCAGAATACCGCAAATTCACGCAGGATTCCCCATCCACTGGTCCATGGCCGGTATCCATGACCAGTTCCACAGCGGAATTCTTGACCCTGTTCTGGTTTGACGACAGGTACGAAGTACGGCGCATCGCCACTAGCGGTTCGCCATTTTCGGTATATTCGTCCCAATCGATCTTGTAAATGTTACCGTTAGCAAAATCCGTGCCGTACCATCCACCGTTCCATGCGATGATGTCGTTTACGCGCCACCGAGTAAGTCCATGCGACTGCCGTCGGTGCCATAGACCCGCCGACGCGTCGAACCCCCAGGTATGCCCATCCGGGAAGTCCAGATAAAGCACCGAGTGGCCCCGGTCGATCCAGACGAACGCCTTGACGTTAGCCAGGTCCCTGCCGTCAATGTCCTGCTCCACCGCATGCGTGGACACCCGAACCGCCGCCGTGCCGCCTGCCGCCGAATACACGATGCCATCGTTACCCAGCCAGTAAATCGTATTGTCCATTCGCGCGAAGCAGTACCGCCCCGCCGCGCCCTTCTCGATCACGGATCCTTTGTTGGTCTGGAACGTGATGTCGTTTGCGCCGGTATCCTGAAACTGCTCGATGGTTCGGCTACCAAATACCCAAACCTGGGAGTGCGACACCAGCAGCCCTAAAATCGCATCCGGCGCTGATTCCGCTGAATATCGGTTCGTCCCATCGTAGGACGTGGCATTCGCCAGATCCGAGGTGAACCAGTAACGGCCCAGCGGCTCGACCGCGCAGATATAACTATCGATATACCCAGCCGAAAACCCACCAGGGAACGCGTCATCGGTGATCTGCACGAACGTCTTGGCATACGTGTTCCACACGAATCCATCGGATCCTGTGAAAATCGCCAGTTCGTTACCCCCGGCAATCTGATTGTGCTCCATATCGACCGGACCGGTTCCCGTCACCGTGCCCCTGGCAATCGCCGAGGAGTCCGGCTGGATCTCGTACAGGGTCGTGCCGTTGACGACGAACAACGTTCCTTCACAGTTATGCCATCCACGGCTACCGAACGATCCGCCAAGCGCCTTGAATAGCTTCAGCCCTGGCGCACCCCTCAACACCCCCTTGGCGCGCGCCTTGGGGTCTTCCGCAGGCTCAGGGATGTAATTGACGCAGTCCTGAAGATCAAACGCCTTCGTATCGTCCGTATACGATCCGCCGAAGATATCCAGTGGGGACAACGTAAGACTCATCGACTGAACCCATACCCGTCGTAATACACGTTGTACCCGTACCATCCATTCGACGGCGCAATCGAGTAATTAGCCGCCGACAGAGGCATCTCCGTGAGACGCCTCGCGGCCAGGTTCTGCCTCAACTGGGACGCCACCGCTACGACCGTGCCAGGCGCTTCCGTATCCCACTCAGGGGCGCAACGGACGGCCAGGTTATACACCACGGCGGATTCATCCTCGCGTGGCACCTGGATCACATCGGAAGGGTTATCGACATCCACCCATCCGGTAGCCGTGCCTTCGGACTCCCACTCGATCATCATCGAGTTCAGTTCTTCCACCGCCGTCTCAAAATCCACGGCGGTCACGGATTCGCCAGCGTCAATAACGCCGATCTTGCGGAGTGCCCGCGATACGATCTTTGAAACCGTCGTCATAAACACCCCGCATAAAGAAACCGGGCCATTGCGACCCGGTTCCATTTTACCTTACTTCTTCGATTTCGGCTCAGCGGCTGGCTGGACAACCTCGACGCGCATATCGGCCTTCGGCTGCACCTGCGGGGCGTTCTTCTCCGCCTCGGCACGGGCCTTCTCGTCTTCCTCGGCCTTCTTGGCGTCCTTTTCAGCCTTGGCGTCGGCAGCTACCTTAGCCTGGTCAGCGGCGGCGTTAGCCTGCTCCTGAAGGTCTTCCGAGTTCCAGTCAGCACCATTCGCCATCTTTCCTTCAGGATCCTTCCAGCCGTCGCCCTGACGGTCTTCTACGTCATCGGCATGAACCAGTTCGACGTGATTGGTGTCCGGGTTAACCAGATAACGCGCGTTATCTGGTCTTCCTTCTTCTTTGCAGTGGTCATGTTCTATCTCCGGTAGATAGGGCGGGCGCCCCTTAAAATACTGAAACACCCGCCGTCTCCATGCAGTGATTACGCGGTGGTCTTGACCAGATTCAGCGAGGCCAGGGCCTGAACGATCTGCGTAGTCGTGGCCGAACCCAGCGAGAGGGTCGGCTGAATCGCCGGGACGCCACCGAAGAACGCATCCTTGGAAGTGGTATCCCGACCCATGACGGCGCCATCAGTGGTGCCCGGAGCGGTGTGGAACGTGAGGTCGTGAGTGATAGCCATATCGTTCTCCTTACAGGGTCGGGTTGTTCGGGACGCGGATCGCCAGTTCCGGACGCAGCACCGCCGAACCGAAGATCACATCAACGCGGGTGATGAACATATCGTTCACCGTATCGAAATCGTTGATGGTACGCAGGGAGATCCCCTGGAAGTTAGCGCGAGCCGCATCCTTCTTCGGGGGCAGCGGGAGGTCGGCGAACGCCGCGACAAACGCGTCACGAGCGAACGCGACATTCTCGCCCCACACCTGACCGGAGGTGCCGAACACGGTAACCGCCGCGCCATTGGCCGGAGCCGCCGAGACGTTCTGGTACTCGCCCGTAGCGACAATCGCCGGGCTGATCTGTACCGTACCCGCACCACCGGCAAACGCTGCCGTGACGGTGAACTGCTTGAGGTAACCCAGGGATGCCTTGGTCTGCGACTGCACGTCAAACACACCAGCGATGGTGATGACGTCACCCACGGTCAGTGTACCGGTACCTGCCGCAACGATCAGCGACGTGCCGGTCTGACCCGCGCCGTTGACGGTATACGCTCCGTTAGCGGTACCACGGGTGTGCGTCGGCATCAGCGAGGACGAATACCAGTCGAACCCGCCCATGCGTCCCATCACGCCGTCCTCGTACTGATCGGCGACCTGCTTCTGGCTGTTGAAATACGTCTTGAACGCATCCGCCGCCTGACGCTGGGCCGAGTTGGTGGTCATAAACGTGCGCGGGCTGATCGGCGCCAGGTTGTTGTTAAGACGCTCGGTGGCCTGAAGCACGGTGCTGAAATCATCCAGCGCGCCGCCGTCACCGACGATACCCGGAATACCTGGGATCACGTTCGCCATCACGGAACCTTCGATGGCCGCAGCCAGGTCGGTCATGCGCGGCTCGATGTAACGGGAACGAATCTCGTCAATCGACAACGCATAGTCGGCTGAGGTCATGCCCAGATCAACACCGAACTGGTTGTTGATCTGAAGCGGCACGGTCTTGTCGTTCAGGTCCTGAAGGTTCATGACGCGGCCCTGACGGACGATGCCGTGGCCCGGGACACGAATATTCAGCGTATCGCCGATCTTCGCGCCGTCCTTAGCAAACGACGAATCGTACTGGCGGTTGATGCGCTTCAGGAAGCCGAGCTTTTCCGAAAGAACCATGAGCGATTCTTTCGTTACCATCTGGATAACGGCAGTGTTATTTGCCATGAGGTTGATCCTTTAAATGCAAATCAGAGGAAGCCGTTGGATTTACGGCGAGTTCGCTGCCTCTCCGAGACATAATCCTCCATGGACATATCGGCAAGATTTCGCTTGACCGGTGCCGACGGATTCAACGTCTTGATCGGAGGTGGCGCCTTGGTGACTTTTCGCTCAGGCTGCTCGTGCGGCTCGCCCGCATCGGTGAACTGAACATCGTCGGACGAATATGCTTCCAGACCTGCCTCAATCTTCCCCAGGGCAACCCCTGCGGCATGCGGCTTCATCTGGTAGATCTTCGCGGCTTCTTCCGGGTGCTTGCCAAGGTAATACAGCAGTTCATGCCCCCTCTCGGAATCGAGCATGATCTCGTACATTTCCTTGGACACCGGCAGGGAGTTATTCAAAGCCACTTCCCGGAAATCCTCATGGGATTCCGCGAATTCGTCGGCTTTCTTCATCCATGCCTTGGTCTTTTCGGCCTGGGTAAGTTCTTCCCTCTTGGATTCTTCAGCGGCCCGCTGCTCACGCAGCCTGGATTCAAGGCGCCAGTCAGCGACGGCCTCAACCCATTTTTCCTGGTCGTAGTCGAATTGCTCAAGGGTCGGCTTACCTTCGGTCGACTTGACCTCGGATTTCGCCTGGGCTTCCGGCTTTTCTTTGGCCTTCAGGGCCTCAGCGCGCCAGTAGTCCCGCTCCTGCTCAGCCGTGCGGCGTGCTGCCGTCAGCTTATCCAGCTTCTTCTGAACCCCTCGCGGCGTCTTCGCCTTGCCAGGTTCGCCGGGCTGCTGTTCGCCCCCTACTTCATCACCGGCTTCGTCGCCGTTATCGTCATCGCTTGCTTCTTCTGAATCCGTGGATTCAACCGGCTTAACCGCCGTGGCTTTCTCTTCTACGCCAGGAGTGCTCTTTACCGGAGCCTCGCCCAACGTGTCGGAGGAACTTTCGACTTGGATACTATTCTGTTCGTCGGCCATTTTCAATATACCTATCAGTAGGTTCCGCCATTAGGGTCTGCTGGCGTGGCAGTATCGGGACTCATCCCCGGCATGACTTGAGTTGGATTCGCATCGGCAAGACCGGTCTGCTGAGGCGTCATCCCCATCAGCGCGCGGTCTTCGATGGCATGGTGAGTTTCGGCGGCGTTACGGACCGCCTTGGCGTTCTGTTCGTTCGCAGACGCCTGATCGCGGGCGACCTGTCCTGGAATCGTGGCCTCAATCTGCGCGGTCTTGGCCTTGAAGTTCTCGGCCTGCGCGGCCTTGAGGTCAGCGTCCGCCAAATCGGACGGATTAGGCTGCGGAGGCGCAGGCGGCGTATCTCCTTCACCGGGCTTAAGCAACCCTTCATTCACCAAGAACTGACGCGACGCGGCGACAACTTCATCCATGTTCGGGAAGTCACTGTTCTTCAGGAACGCGTACTGCATCAACATACCGAACGGACCGGGGTTGTTGGACAGCTGCATGGCGGCATCGGCGGCTTCCATCCGCTGCGTCGTGTACGACGGTCCCGTAGTCACGGTGACATCGTACTTACCCAACGACAGGTCATTCATCGTTACCCATTCACCGGTCTGCGGATCCTGCATAGCCTTGTTGACCGTCACCCACTTCTGCGCGCCGTCCTGACCCAGGATACGCATCGCCCGTTCGGTATCGATGACACGAGGGATCAGGTCTACCAGGATCTCCCCGGTGTACTTCAACGCCTTCGCCAGGTTGTCTGAGTACACGAAATTCGCGACATCACCCTCACGCTGGCGAGCCATGATCGCCCGCCCGGATGTCTCGTTCGAACGGGCTCCAAGGGACGCGTCATAGATCCCCAGCGTAGCCTTGATGTTGTCCGATGCCATCGCCGACAGGTTGGCCCATGCGGCTGGAAGAACGGCGCCTGCAAGCCGCTGCGGCTGTCCGCCGTTAGGCGCGTCCGCAACGACCTTATACGGCAGGAACGGCACATCCATATCGCCAAGATTCTCGTAGAACTTCTCATACCCCTTGATGGCCTCAGCAGGGCCCGTAAACGGCTGCTGCGGCTGCTTGGCTACAAGCTCCACCAGCGTTGATTGTTCGAAATTGAATAGTCGCTGCGCGTCCTTGGCGAATCGGACCATGCCCGACCACAGGTCGCGGCCTTCCACATTCAGGATATCGCCCCAAACCGGCACGAACGGGATGTATTTACCGGGCCATTCGAACGGCCCCTCAAGCCGCTGACAGCCGGACACGATTTCCATCATGACCCGCTCATCCTGGATCACTTTCTGTTTCACCGGGCGAATACCGGCCAGTTCGAACGTCTCGGCGTGCGGGTCGAAATCTTCCGCATCCACCACACGACCGTCGTTCAACTGATAAATCGTCCGCTCAATCGGTTCCTTGTACCAATACTCCGCGATACGCACCTTATCCGTCTCGTACCACTGCGTCAGCGCATCGCCCACGCCGGTATCGAAGAAATCCGCGTTCTCCGCATCAGGGTATTTCTGCTTGAACGCCTTACGCCCCATGTAATCACACAGGAACCAGAACTTCGCGTCTCGTCGGTCGAATTCCTTCGCATCCGGGTCGCAGTAAGCGGCAAATGGGTTACGCACTTCCTTGATGAAAATATCCAGGTCGAAATCATTCTGGTCACGGTAATCCGTCACCACGCGCCAGACACCATAACCACCGGTACACGAGAACTGAAACGCATTATCGTAAGCACGTTCGGCGTGAGACACCGATTCGATGTTACGAATAATCCCCTCGATGACCTCGGCGGTATCCTCATCACCTTCTTCGGTAGGACGGATCTTAATCCCAGGGCGATTCTGCAACTGGTCACCCGTGATCTGTCGGACCGACTGCCTGACCTTATTGAACTCGTAACACGGACGGTCGCGGCGGAGATTCGTCGTGTAACTGTCCCACTGATTACCAGGCACGAAAGTGAACTTCACATCCTCCAACGCCTGAATACGCAGATCCCGGTCCCAATCCAGGCACCTTTCGAATCGATCCCGCATTTCCGTCAGAAACGTGTCGTTAGGATCGTCCTTATCCTTAAGGACTGGCTTGATGTCTTCCAGATCTTTATACGATTTAGCCATGGCGGAATTGAGACCTGAAATTGAGGACCAGCGGGGCGGTTTCCGATTTCGTCACGGCGTAACGTTTCCCCATAATGGCGTATCTTACCGCAGAAATCACATCATCGTTTTCCTTGACGATTTTCCCGTCCTTTCGGTGATATAACCGGAATTCCGACCAGAAATCGGTCAGGTGGGACGCCACCTTTAATCGACCCGTCTGCATCCGGTCGTACATATCCATAATCCCGGCCTCGACACCGTTCGTGCCGTCCTCAAATGTCACCCGATTGGGCAGCATATTCAGGCCCTGATTCCGGTACTGCTCGGCCAACTGCTCGCCCGACCCCTTATCGTGCTGCAATCCATCGTGAGGCCAGGCAATCGGTATCCAATCACCCTTGGGTCGGATCATACCCGCCGTCATAATCGGCGTTGAGTTACGCACACCGAAACAATCGGCCACGTAAATCACGTCCGAGTCCCTATCCCATGCCAGTGACGCCCAGCCCGTCGGGTGATCCCATCCGAAATCGATGCCCGATATCCGGGCCCAATGCGGCTGTATTGGAATATCTCCCGATTCGTACTTAATCCTCGCCTCGGTGATCGGGAACACCTTGCCCGAACCCATGACAGGGATGCCCATCGTGCGGGCTTCGCGCTCGTGCTCAGGGTACGACGCGATAATCTGGTCCCGCTTCTCCTGCGTGTAGTGCAAGGCGTCATCAATAGTCATTTTGACCACGATACGGTCGTCTGACGGCTCCATGAGGAACCGCTTGGTGACGTTCGACATACCCAACAGCGGCGTGTACGTCATCATCACGATACCGTTCGTCGCGTTCGTTCGGGTCAGTCCTTCCGTGTACACCGACTCCGGCGGTTCCTCGTCGGGCCAGAAAATATCGATGGAATCACCCTGGAACTTCTGTCGGCCCTGATCGTACGACTTGAAGATCACGATGGACGTACCGCCTGTTATATGGCGAATCTTCGCCATCGTCACGGCGCCAGCCACATTCGGGTACGACTTCAGTTCGATGATGTCGTCGCCAGGAATGGCACCTGTGCCGCGCTCCGTATCGCGCCCTAACAGGATGCGCTGAGCCGCATCACGAGACACCTCCATCGTCTCCGATGCGCACCACGCGACGATAGGAACCGCCCATTTACGACCTGTCCACCAGTCAGGATAACGTCCCGTCAGGTGCATCGCCATTTCGAAACCAGCGGACCAGGTTTTCCCCAGCTGGTTACCCGCCATGAGGCAGCGCTCACGGAATTCCTGCCCGGCATGGTGGAATTCGATCTGCTTAGGGTACGGCTTGTACGTCGCCAGCAGGTTAGTGCGCGCGCGCCGATCCCGCTCCCTTAAGAGAGCCAGAAGCTTCTCTTTCTTATTGTCCGTCAGAACCGCTGCCATCTTCCGCTTCCCTCAAAAGCGCATCGATCTGTTCCTGAAGCTGCTCAGGGGTAAGTTTCTGCAAGTTGCCCTCGTGGGTAATCGTCTGCTGAGCGCCCCACTGCTTACGATTCAACCTCTCAGCCACCCACATACGTGCCTTGATCGAATTGGAGTTATGCGCCGGGTGATCGACGCGGTTATCCGCCTTCGCGATGATCTCAAAGCCGAGCTTATTCGCGTAATCCGAACGTGCGTCATCGAACTTCTCGCCGTTACCCTCACGCAACATCCAGTTAGTGCGCCAGGTCTGGTAGGTCGGATACGGCAATCCCTGCGCCCTGCCTTCCTCAAGGATCACCTTGATCCAGCCCTGGTCACGTATCTTCTCGATGATCTCGTCAAACAGATCGGGATCGTATGAGTTTGGCATGGGCATTAGTTAGAGTTCCATGAAGTTCGCATACCTAGAAATTCGACAAAACCCGTATACCTGCAAATAATGCTGGGGAACGAATCGGTTGAAATTACGTTTGCGTATACCCAGCAAAAATAAGAAAACTTAGTGCTGTTGTCAGCTCCACCAGAAGCGGTGCCAACAGCCCTTGCGCGGCCTGCATGGTTGAACCTACTCACCACGCCAAACTTTGGTTCGGAGAAAGCTGATCGCGCGGCATTGGATGGCTCAAGTGTCAGGCCCGTTCGGCCATGAGATTCAACAAGTACTGGCGATCCATCCGCGTCATTCAGCTGCCAAGCATAAGCAAGGTTGGCATAAGTACTTGGGTTATCCATTGCCAGCTTGGCGAACGATTTACCGCTTCCGCCGTTCCATAATGCATCGCGATCCGACTGCGAAGACGTGCCGTTATAAATACCTGCGCCCCATAGAAGTCCACGGAAATTACCTACATTAGGATCATCGGCTTGACCAGAAACAACGATATCAGCAACAGGTTTTGATGCTGATGTCGATGTATGTGTTCCCTTCAACACATTATCGACATAACTCTTAATAATTCCTGTTGTCAGATCAAAATCTGACCATAGAAAATGCCATTGACCATTAGGAACCACTGTCAAAACAAATTCGTTAGACCCTCCCATCCAGGCCAGGGATTGGAATGTCCCTGTATATACAGGGGGTACGTTGTACGTGCTGGATTCATCAGGCAGATATCCCAACGCCCCTTTGTTATCGGTCGCAGACACCGTGAACGTATAGTCACCCGTCGTGGTTCGCGTGCCTGATATCCGTCCTTGAGAAGACATCGAAAGACCAGCGGGAATCGCACCAGAGGCCACTGAGAAGAAATACGGCGGCGTACCACCTGTGGCTTGGTATTGGACCGAAACAACATCGCCCGCTTGCCCATTACCGAGATCACCGGTCACCGTGACGATAGGCGTCGGGTTGACGAACGTCAGCTGATAAGGCCCCTGCGGCTGCACGACTTCGCCCGTGTACCAGGGCGATGGATTGCACCCGACGACGAACTGCTGGTTGACCACGGCACCGTTGGTCAGCACGACTGTACAAGTCATCGCGCCGATGCCGGCGTATCCAAGGGTCAGCGTGATCTCCGTGCCCGTGTAGTCGCCCGTAATGGCCGACATGATCGTCACGGAGGGATTCAGGCACTGCCACTTTGAGGACTGGACGTATACGCCCTCAGGCAGCACGCCACGGAACTCAGCGCGGTAACGGCGTGACTCGCCCCGATAGAAATCGGACCGGTGTACGCGGTCGCGCTGGAAGTCTGAGACGTATGCTACGGTGACTCTGGGCACGGCGGGATCCCCATCGGTTGCCCGAATGGTAGCAAAAAGAAAGCCCGCCGTGTTAGGGCAGGCTCGCGGCGGCGACGGGTGGCCGGAAATGGTGGGACGGCTGGTGCTGATCCCCAGCTTTGGTTATCTGCCGCATCCCCGGGCTTACCCAATATACGGTGCCTGATACGTCTCGCCAGTCAGCCCTGGCATTCATCCCATAAAGTAGGACCGGGCCGGTGCTGATCTCCGGCTTTGCATCTGTCTCCCCTTGCCGTCTACGGTGACTTTCCGTACTGGTAGAAGGAACATCGGACAGCGAAATCAGGTGTGAGACTTAGTCCTAGCCTCTTACCTGACGCGCATCAGCCTGCGCATTCCGGTCCTGGTAAGGCTGCTGAGCCGAGGTAGCTTCGGTGCCCCGATGATCCTCAGTTCGTGAAGTCGCTTTGAACTCGACTTACCCAACAGCCTTACTAGAGCCCTTATCGAGTGAAGGGCGGCACCAGTTGAACGACGGTGGGATTCGAACCCACGGAACCTTAGCTCTACGCCTCAAATCGTTGCGCTGCCTTCATCCACTCAGCCACGTCGTTCATAAATCTTAAGTCGCCACCCCCATCCGTGGGATGAGGGGCACATCAGGGGGCAGCTAATCCTTCGCGGCGGACGCGGGAGGACTGGCGTCAGGATAACTTACCAGGCCGTCGCCGTCCATGGAGCCTTCCGTGGAAAAGAAATGCCTAATCATCACATCAATGATCGGTTCTTTTCCAAAGGCTATTTCACCAAGCATGGGATGAATCGGCTTGGCTGTTTTCTCAAGATGATCGATTACGGCTTGATGGATGTTTTCGTAATCCATCACCCCAGCCACCGAATCCCCAGCGACTCGGCCTCCTTCTCGTCCTGACGGCGTTCGCGCGCATGAGCCATGCCGTTGAGGCGGGCCGTATGAAGGATCAGTGCCACGCGCGCCCTGGCGGCCACATTCGGATCCGGGTTGAAGTCAAGCGGCGGCAGGTCGTTGGCGCGGGAGGTGAGATTGATTCTCACGGCAAGAACCCCGCGATTACCACAATCGCCCCATTCTTAACCGCATCGACAGGAAACTTATCTAGAGCCTCGTAGTGATCATCTCCGGATTCGCGGTCGTACATGAAGTCACAGAAGTCCGCGAGAAGCCTTTGGCGATCTTTGTCGTTTGAATATTCGTTGATGTAGCAACCCTCAAATCGAGATTGGTCGCCATCAAGGACATAGAACTTAAGCCCCATGTCGTACATGTTAAAAATCAGAACTGTCTTTTGCATGGTCTCATCCGATGCGGTGTGTGTGAGGTGATGATACGTGTTTAGCCGGTAATGTCAAGCCCTAATTTTCGATTGCCTGAATAAATCTTCTAGTCAAATCGAGCAAGCCATGAAATTTCCTTCCCATCAGTCATGAGAACGCCCGGATAAATTTGCCTTGCTTGCTCTGGCGTCATGATCGAATGCATGACCGAAATAACACGCTCCATCTCATTCCTTCCAGAAAGCGCCACAGCCGCCGCGTGGATCAGACTGGTAGCTACCCCTGCCTCAACCATCGCGCGGGCCGCCTGCGCGCTCTCAGGAGGCAACAGGCCATCAATCCGTACCCAGCCGGCCGTCAGCTTGGACTGGCGGCACCTATTTACGGCCTCAGACCCCTTGCTCACTCGACCACCGCGTAGCAGTCGTCACCGTAACGGCGAGCCAGCAGATCGGCCTCAGCCTGCGAGCGGGCCTCCAGCCGTGTGACCAGGCCGGTGGCATCCATGATGCGGAACATGGTCACCGGGGAGCTGTACAGATCGAATTTCGGCGTCTTCATGGCTCAGCCCTCGATCCCGTAGCGGACCGTCACGATGCGAGCGCGGTCGGCGCCGGTCATGGCCTGGCCGTAGTTCGACTTGGCGCGGATGTCGTTCTGAGCAGCGCGGGCGGTGTCTGCATCGATGCGGCCAGCCTGGAAGGCGGCGGCGATGATCTGAGAGGCGGTGGAAATGTTCATGAGGTCTCATCCTTCGTGAAGGGCCGTGATGTCCGGCCATGGGTTGAATATACGCCTTTAGCCGGTAATGTCAAGCGGTCTGGCGAAAAAATTTTCGATGGCGATTCCTAGGAATCGATCCCGATATGTACCCAACTACACATCGGCGTTATGTAGTCAGGGTGATAGCGCGATGGGAAAGGTTTAGCAGAGAGAAGCCCGTGGATCCATCGCCTCATGCATGACATCCGCAAACTTCTCCGCGTCTTCGGTCTGCCAAGGTTGAGCAACGCCAAGGTTGAGGTACATAGCGTCCTGGGCGTTGGCAATGTCCTCACTGGCATTCCTGATCGACACCATAAGCCCGTCTCGCTCCCTGTTGATGTCGTCAAGTCGGGCTTGAAGACTTGCCCGATAGGCGAGCCGTCCTCGAATGCTTCGAGACAGCCACAAAGCATCAAGTTCGTCAGGGGTGACCTGGTCGGGTGTCAGTGAGTGGAAAGTCTTGGTCATAATTTTCTCCGGGTTAAATAATTTCAAATGAAATCCGCAAGCCTCAAAGCCTGCCAGAGCCTTTCGCTGAGTCGCCCGATCTTCTGATGAACCTCCTTGGTCAATTCCGCTCCGGTGGCATCGACCCGGTCAACCATGTCTTTGTCCATCGACTCCCCATGAATCGCCTCGACGTTGTACGGCATGTGCCCAAGGTCCTCCTGGAGATCGCAGATTCTGTTCACCAGCTGCAAGGCCAGTTCTCGGTCGGT